TATGTTGTAGCAACAAAACAACTACAAGAATTATATAAGAGTGCTGGCTTTACATGGAGTCAGGTTGATGTTGTTAAGATTTATGCATGTGTCACAGACAATGGCAGCCCAACAGATAACTTTTATATTGCCTTAGATGCTTTAAAACTTGAAAATACAAGTTCGTCAAACCCACTTTATGGAATGACTGGATATTCTGTTATTAAAAATAAAGATGCAGCAACTATTGTAAAATCTGCAAACACAACAAACTATATTGAATTTAGGTTTGCCTTGGATGTTCAATAATGGCACAAGAAAACTCTAGAGTAAAAAAGGTTATTATATCAAAATCTTCATTACCAGAAATATCTGGTGTTGGACAAGACTATGTGGTTAGATACAGAATTGTCAGTGATGATAAAAATAGATATTCTTATTGGTCACAAAAATATAGAGTCGCTATACCAAATACAACTACTGTACCTTTTTCTGTGACTAAATCTGGTTCAACTATAACAGCAGTTTGGACACCAGATAATACTATAAAGTCTGAGTTTGATATTTATATTAAGTGGGATAATGAAGAGTGGAAATATGTTACAACTGTATATTCAACAATCTATGCTAGTGTAATTAAGAATGGTGCCACAAAGGTAAAAGTTGCAGCACAAATACCAACTTTTCCAAAAGAAAGATTTAGTTCTGCTACACTTTTTGAATCCAACCAGATTGACTTAGTGGTATAATTATATAACCATGGCAAAATTACCTTTACCTGAAAGAGGGCAACCACTAGATGTTGCTTATATTTATCAATTAGCAAATACTGTTAATGATTTATCATCACAAATATCTCCAGCAACATATAAATATGTAACAGTAGATACCCCTGGTGTTGGAAAGCAAAGCGTTAAGGCTTCCGAGGCTAGAATTATTGGCGGGTATGTAAATGTAGTAAATAGTTCAACACGACAAGCAGGAACAGAAGTAGCATTTTCATATGACTTCCCAACAGACTTTAAGTATGCACCCATTGCAACTGCAACCCCAGTTAACACTGGTGGAACAGATGCTGGTAAGAATGTATCAGTAGTTTTAAAAAATATAACAACCGCTAAGGTTGATGGAATTGTAAGGTTTGGTACAACTGGTGATATGTCAGTTGATGTCAATATTATAATTATTGGAATACCTAACTAAATAATGATTAAATGTGATAGATGTAATAAAAGAATGTTTGTTGATAGACAGTATACTTCAGTTTCTCATTTAGAAACATACTGTATGTACTGTGGATCTAGAAAATTTTTTAATCCACCTGAGCAATCAAAAGAGGGGCGATGGCTACTAGAAAAGGAAAAATTGAGAGCGAAAAATACAATCTCTCCCCTGTAATTCCTGGTAACAAAAAGGTTTGGTTTTTGAATGGTGATCTAGTTAGAGTACATCACCTCAACAGGTCTAATGGCATTATGTCTGTTTATAATATTACAAAAGATCAAATCGAAAGTTGTTTAATTAATGATTTTAAAAAAAATCGTGAACGAGCATATACTGTAGGTCAGACTGCTGATTTAGTTAATCGTCATAAAAAATATATGCCATCACTAATGAAACGAGGAATCATTCCTTTCCCTACTGGATCACAAAAAGGCGGAGCAAGGGGGTTTCAGGTTAGATCATATTACTCAGAATCGCAGGTACGGGAGATACGTGATATACTTGCTACGTACCATATTGGTAGACCAAGAAAAGACAATTTAATAACAAATGATATTACACCATCCACACAAGAGTTGACAAGACGGATGGGGGACGGTATAATTACATATACAAGAACTGAAGATGGAAGGTTTATCCCTATTTGGGGAGAATCTATTTAATAATAAAGGGGTATGAAATGCAAAACGAAGACACTAAAGTTGGAGTTACTTTGGGGTATACACTTAACCTTGGTAACTTTCAGTCACTAAGGATTGATCTTAATGTGATTGATTCTAAGCGTGAAGGTGAAAATACAAACGATGCTTTTGAGCGTGTTTACAAGTTTGTAGAAGATAAGTTAACTGAAAAGATTAACGAAGCAAAGTCTGAAATCGCAGAATAATGGCAGAACGCAAAGACCGAATGGCTTTGCTTTCAAGCTACAGCAAGTTCCATACTGCAAAGTATGAGCAAAAGCCATCGTTAAATTTAAATGTAGAGCAATGGGCTTCAGATGCCCTTATTGAGTCATACGGAATAGGACAGTGCTACGATCTTCTTGAGTACTACTTTGGTGTCGCTCAGTCTCCTTCTTGGAATTACTTTGCGTACAATGCAGAAAAAATATTACAAGCAAGATTAGATAAGCAGCAGGATGATAAAGAAAGAGCGGAAAGAAGAAGAATGGCTAAGGAGTGGTTAAGTGAATAATACAGAAGCAAAATTGATCACTGCAGTTCTTGAAGATAAGCAAGTTCATGTTTTGCTTCAAGCAAATATAGACAACCTTCTTAGAACCCATAACGATGTTTGGAATTTTGTAAGAAATTATTTTGAGCACAACTCTGCAGTTCCTCCAGTTTCTTTGGTTGTTGAAAAATTTAGAGATTTTGAGCCTATCCAAGGTGTTGGAGCAACAAAGCACCACTTGGAAGAACTTCAAACAGAATACTTAAACGATAGCCTAAAGGACATTCTTCGTTCTGCTGCTACAGATGTTCAGCAGGGTGAAGGAGTAAAGGCTTTAGACTCACTCATTACACAAACATCAGAATTAAAAAAGAATACTTCCGCAATTCGTGATATTGATGTAACAGATCTTGAATCCGCAATCGCATACTTTGAAAATATGAAAGAGCAGCAGGCACTTGGCAAGGTTGGAATTAAAACTAATCTTCCAGGATTTGACAACTATCTTCCAGCAGGAATTATGCCAGGTCAACTAGGAGTCTTTTTAGCATACCCAGGTATAGGAAAGTCATGGATGGCTCTATACTTTGCTGTACAGGCCTGGAAACAGGGTAAGACACCCCTTGTAATCTCACTTGAGATGTCAGAAACAGAAGTGCGTAACCGTGTATTCACAATCATGGGTGAAGGTCTTTGGTCACATAGAAAGATTTCAAATGGTGAGATTGAGTTAGACATGCTGAAATCGTGGCATGCAAAGAACCTTCAGGGCAAGCCTGAGTTCCATATTATTTCTAATGATCAAGGTGGCGAGATTAATCCTTCGGTTCTTCGTGGAAAGATTGACCAGTATAAGCCAGATTTTGTAATCGTTGACTACCTTCAGTTGATGGCTCCTAATCAGAAGTCAGACAATGAAACAGTACGAATGAAGAATCTTTCACGAGAACTAAAACTAATGGCTATTGGTGAAGAGGTTCCTATTATTGCTATCTCATCTGCTACACCAGATGATGTCAATGACCTTTCTACGGTCCCTACACTAGGTCAAACAGCATGGTCTAGACAGATTGCATACGATGCAGACTGGGTTATTGCCCTTGGTCGTGCTGCAAATAGTGATGTTATTGAATGTGCCTTTAGAAAGAACCGTCATGGATTTATGGGGGATTTCCTTGTGCAGGTAGATTTTGATAAGGGATACTATAGATATAAAGATTTTGAAGATAAGTAGTTATAATATGGTATGTCAAATTTTCACCACAAGACAATTAAAAGATTTAGTTTGGATGGCATCATCCATGATGAATCTGCCCTTGGTAGGTTAAAGGGTGAATATACAAGGTTGCTTGTTTCAGAGATGCGTCTCTGTGGCTATGTGCCAAAAATTGACATTGATCCAGATTTTACTATAGACTATAATGAAAAAAAACAATATTTTGAATTTGAAATATCAGTACACGGAGTATACGCAGGGAAAAGGAAAAGCGAATGGATAGCAGGGATAGACGTAAACAAGCCAATATATATACAAAAGAACAAATCAAAAGAGTTCTCGCAGGAACAGGTATAACCGTAGAGTCTGAGGTTGATTCAGACTATATTATTTTTTGTCCTTACCATAATAACAATAGGACCCCTGCTGGAGAAATTGATAAGAATAATGGAACCTTCTTTTGTTTTTCCTGTCATCATGTTGCAGACCTTGTAGAATTTGTAATGCACACCTCTGGAAGATCTTATTTTGAGTCTATTAGATTTATTAAAACAAAAGAAACTCAGCAAGATCTAGAGCGTGACATCAGTCAGAAACTTGTTACAAAGCCAGACTTTGTTCCATTTGATGAATTAATTATTAAGCGTTTGTATAACGGATTGCTTGCATCAGATAGAGCAAAAGACTATTTTAAATATCGTAAAATTTCTACATCTTCATGGTCTAAGTTTTCTCTTGGCTATTCAGAAAAACAGGACATGGTGACAGTTCCAGTGCATAGTCCAGATGGAATGTCAGTCGGTTTTGTTGGTAGATCAATAGAAGGAAAAGAATTTAAGAATACTCCAGGACTGCCAAAAGCAAAAACATTGTTTAATTTAAATCGTGTAAAAACTGCAGATAAAGTTTATGTCGTTGAATCTTCGTTTGATGCTATTCGTTTAGACCAAGTAGGGTTTCCAGCAGTTGCCACACTTGGATCTAATGTATCAAACCTACAAATAGAATTGCTTCAAAAGTATTTCAATAACATTATTGTTATTGCGGATAATGATGAGGCGGGAGGAAATATGAAAACTAAGATAATTGAAAAACTTGGATCTCGTGTTTCCATTATACAATTAAATAAAGAATATAAGGATATTGGTGATATGTCAGATGAAGATATCAAGAAATTGGAAGTTTCATTTGACAAAGACATCATCTCTATGCTAAACTAATATAACAAACAAAGGAGAAATATATGAGCGTAATTAAGGGATTAAAAGACATCAACGCCCTGCTCGAAAAACCAAAGTATGAAGGAACAGGACAAAAGGTTCGTTGGGTTAAGTTGGCTGACGGACAATCAGGAAAGGTTCGTTTTGTTGAAGAACTAGACCAAGACTCAGCAAACTATTCAGAAGCCCGTGGCCTTTCTGTAGTAGTTTCAGAACACACAAATCCAAAGGATTACAAGCGTAAGGCTGCTTGTACACAAGAATCAGAAGGTCGTTGTTTCGGTTGCGAAATGGCACGTAAAGAACCAAAGTCAGGCTGGAGAGCACGACTTCGTTTTTACTGCAATGTGCTAATCAACGATGGACTTGAAGATCCATATATTGCTGTTTGGTCACAAGGAATTTCAAAGCAATCAGCATTCAACAACATTCGTGAGTATGCTCTTGATACAGGTAGCATCTCTAATCTTGAGTGGAAGTTGAAGCGTAATGGTCAGGGAACTGAAACCAATTACACACTTCTACCATCAAAACCAGATGCAGAACCATTTGCATGGGATGGCTATGAATTCTTCAACCTAGAAAAGGTTGTTCGTGAGGTTCCATATCCAGAGCAGGAAGCGTTCTACTTTGGATTTGACACACCTTCTGTTACCAGCACAAATATTGACTGGTAATAGATGTCTTACGTAGGCTTACACGTACATACCCACTACTCGTTATTTGACGGGATTGCTACTCCAGAAGAATACATTGACCGTGCAGTTGAGTTGGGGATGCCAGCAATTGCCATCACTGACCACGGTACTTTATCTGGGCATAGGGAACTGCACCGCATTGCAAAAGCAAAGGGTATTAAGCCTATACTTGGCGTAGAAGGCTATATGTGTAAAGATAGATTTGATACTAGAGATAAGTCTGAAAGAGACGGAGATCTAGATCTAGT